GCTGCCGTGCGCTTCATCAGTGCTGAGCCACTACTGGGGCCGATCAGCCTGCGATGGGCGAAATGGGATAACTGGAAAGACGAGCACGGCAATCGCCGCGCGGAGGTCGGTCATCTCGACGGAGCGCGAAAGCTCGATTGGGTGATCGTCGGCGGTGAGTCCGGCCCTGATGCGCGCCCGATGCACCCGGATTGGGCGCGCGAGCTCCGTGATGAGTGCGCCGAAGCTGGCGTGCCATTCTTTTTCAAACAATGGGGCGAATGGGGACCCTACGCCAGATCGAAAACGGACGATTCCGGTTTTGCAACGCCATTCTCCGCCGATCAGCCGATGCTGAAATTCGGCAAGAAACTCGCCGGACGCCATCTCGATGGCCAACTCCACGATGCCATGCCGCTCACGTCACACCGCTAGCGCACGGATGAACGAACCCCCATCCAAACCTGCTCATAGTCCACAACCTTAGAAACCCTCCATGCAACCCCTCCCTCCCGGCTACATCCTCTTCCCCTCCAAACAGCAACACGTCCTCGGACCTCCCGTGATCATCCCTCCTCATCTCTCCATCTCCGGCCATGAACAATCAGAACGCATCTGCAAGACCTGCGGAACGACACGGGTGACGATCATCGGCGTTCCGGAAGACGAGGCGCGGGCCTGGCGGCCGCCGGGCGAGACGGCGCAGGGATGCTGGGGGATGGAGTGTAGGGCGGTGGGGAAGTGAGCAGGAATGGACCAGCGGAACCGATCTGGACCGTCAACATCATCACAGTATGGGGCGGTCAGAATTTGTTCCTGAGCCAAGCGGAGGCGAAGCAGTACGCGGCTGATCGTGACGGTTATGCCGCCAAGCGATTAGCGCAAGGATTCAGCAAAATCGACTATTACCAGTGGCTAGACACGGAAGGATCTCCGCTGTGCTCGCATCGCACAGCGTCCGGTGATTACTGCCGCAACCGCACCGGGGGCTTTCAACTCGTGCCACAGCATTGGAAATCGCTACATCGAAAACTTGTCTGCAGAGCGCATGCACCGAAGGATGACACCAAAAAATGAGCGGCCCCCGCCTTTCCATCATCCCGGCCGGCGCCGTCACCGATCGCTCGCTAGAGCCGCGCGATCTACAAGTGCTATGCCTGCTTGGCCGCCATACCGATAAGGATAGCGGCTGGTGTCGTCGCAGTCAGGTTAAGATGGCAATAGAGCTCGATTGCGGGCGGGCCTCCGTGCAGCGCTCGCTCGAGCGCTTGGTGGCCGCCGGATGGGTGCAGAAGAAACGGCCGCCGTGGGGCAACGCCGAAGGTCAACCGTCAAACAGCTACATGTACCGCGTCGTACTAGATCGCGATGACGAACCTATGCAGCCAGTTGAAGAAGATGATTCTACGGACGATCCGAGCCATGCGGAGAATGCAACGGAAACACCCGACTGCCCACCCATGGGCAGTGATTCCGATCACACTCCTGGGCACCCGGGTGCCCACCTAGATGGGCACGGGGTGCCCAATATGGTGGGCACCAAGAACGTCTCTCTTGAACGGCCCCCTATTGAACGTGAGAGAGATGCGCGCGCGCGAGATCGAAAAGCGCGGTTCCTCGTTTCGTTCGAAGCGAGGTGGCCGACATCCGCCGCCGATCATCGTCAACGAACTGCCTACGCGGCCGAAGCCCTGACCGAGGACGAGGAGGAACCCGCTCTTGCCGGCATCGCCCCGTTCCTCGCGGACCTGAAACGCCATCATCGCAGCAGGGTTCCCGCCGGCTGGCGATATCTCGAAGAAAAACGCTGGACGCTGCTCATCCAAAAGCAAACTAGCGGATCGGTGCAAGTTTGCAATTATGCTCCTGGTAGCGCCGAAGCCCTTGCCATCATCGCACTCCACGATCTCGTCGGCCGCAGCGAGGCCATCCGCAAAATCTGGCGCAAGCCGGACGGCTCAATCGCCTTCTCGAGGCCAGTAACGCCGCAACTCACAGCGCTAGCTCAAGTCCCAGCGCACGATCTCTGGACCGCGCTGGACCGCGCCCAAGCCGCGGCATGGGAACGCTTCGCCAAGCAGTTCTTCGAGGACGGTACCGTGCGGAAACATTTCACCGAAGGCTCGCGCGCGCCTTGGCCTTGGCCTCCCTCCGCAGAAGGAAAGATCTACACCACCGGTCCCCCAGAAACCTACATGACCGACAACGACTATGCCGAACTGAAATAAACCAGACGGGGCAAAGCAACACATGAACGATCTCAGCCAGGACTTCGCCGCGCTCGCTACGCCTGCCGTGTTCAGCGTCCCCGTCGCATCGATCTGGTATCTGCTTCGCCTCCACCCGAACCACGACCTCAAAGCCGAACGTCAGCTCACCGATCAGGGCATCTCGGTCTATGTCCCGAAGGAACAAAAAACCGTCAAGGGCGTCTGGAACCGGCGGATCGAAAAGACCGTGCCGATCTTCCCCGGCGCCATGTTCATTCCAGATTTCGAAGCGGACATTGGTAGACTAAAACGCTACGCAAGCGGGATCGGCGGCTTCGTCAAGTACAACGGCGCAGCACTCCGACTGTCGATCAGCGTGATGGACCAAATCCGCAAGTTCGAGGTCAAGATCAACCGCGATCCCACAAAACGGAAATTCAAGGCCAACCAGCGGGTGAGGATTGTGGATGGACCATTCGAATTATTCGAAGGCCACATCGCGGCGCTTGACAGCAACTATCGTTTAGGTGTTCTGATCGAACTGTTAGGGCGTGAGGTCCGAATCACATTGGATGAGGACCAAGTCGAGGCGGTTTAAGCGCATATAGCGCGGCGCGGAGACAGGAAGCTGAGGCTTCTGGCCATTTCACGGATAATCTCGCTGAGATTGTCCTGTTAGAGAGATTCGGGGCTCAAGCTATGAGGACCACGGCTCGAACCACGACACGCTAAGCAAATTTCGCTGGCGTAGCTCAGTTGGTAGAGCAGGGTCCTTGTAAGGCTCAGGTCGCAGGTTCGAATCCGTGCCGCTAGCACCATTCTACGAAGCCCGGCCTCACCGCCGGGCTTTTTCATTCCCATAGGATAGGCGGTCTGTGCATCCCGCGTTGCCGCTGCCCCTCTCAGGGCGTTTCCTCCCTTTGACTTACGGTCCCTGGACCCTGCCAATAACGGGATGCCCAGGGACCGATCTTTGACTTCAATGCGTCAAACAGGAATCTTTTGGAATCCGAAATGTCACTAGTCCCCGTAACACCTCCCCGCGAGATCGCCGCGAACCGCAAGGCCTATGCCTTTGAGCGGTCGCTTGGCATTCCGCCGGCGGAAGCGTGTCGGCGTGCGGGTGGCAAGGTCGCGAACGGTCATGCGACGAAATGGGAACAGAACCGCCGGGTCCAGGCATGGATATCCTACTACCGGTCGCTCGATCATACCGATGAGATGCTGGCCGCGAAGCGGGCCCGGATCGAGGAACGGTTAGCATTGGCAGCATTCGGGAACATCTTCGATTTCGCAGATATTGAGCCTACGACCAGCAGTCCCGTGATCGATTGGAAAAAGGTCATTGGATCAGCCGAAGGCGTGATCATCTCTGGATTCAAGTTCGATAAAGATAGCGGCCGGTTGACCGACTTCGAGCGCGATAATGCGTTGCAGGCGCTCGCGCAGCTTCGCGACATGCACGGCTTCAAGGCCGTCAGCAAGACCGCCTTGACCGACCCATCGGGCGAAAAACCAGCCTCGCTCTATCTGATCGCCGAAAGGCCGATGACGGATACGGAATGGGAAGCCGAGCACGCCAGTTCGCCAGGATAAGCCTTGCGAGACGGATGCTGGTCACCGCAGGAAGGGCCCCAACACGATTATTGCTGTTGCCCGCTTCCGGAAGTGTTCCTGGGTGGTGCGCGGGGCGGCGGTAAAACTGATGCGGTGCTAGGTAAGTGGGCGATCAAGGACAGGCGTTACGGCACGCATTTCAATGCGACGATGTTCCGCCGCACCACGGTTTCCGCCAACGACGCGGTCGAACGGTCCAAGCAAATCTATGGCTCGCTCGGCGGCAGGTTTCACGAGCAGAAACTGCTCTGGCGTATGCCGAACGGAGGTAGGGTCAACTTCTCCTACCTCGACACGGTTGAGGATGCGGAAGGCCAGCAAGGTCGCAACCTGACGGACGCGTGGGTCGAGGAGGTCGGCCAATACGCCACACCGGCAGCGATCGACAAGCTGTTCGGTGTGCTGCGTTCCTCTCATGGCGTTCCGGTTCAACTCACCTTGACCGGAAACCCCGGCGGTTCCGGTCAGCATTGGCTCAGGGATCGCTACCAGCTTCATCCGTTCCCGCGCAGGCCGAAAGTCCTAACCCGCAAGCTCCCCGACGGTTCGCTGCACAAGGTCGCGGTGATCCCGTCCAGGCTCGAAAACAACAAGATATTGCTCGACAGCGATCCCGGCTATAAATCTAGGCTCTACCTCGTAGGTACCGCACAGCTCGTCAAGGCCTGGTTGGAAGGCGACTGGACCGCGATCGAAGGCGCCTTCTTCTCAGAGTGGAGCAATGAGCAGCATGTTATCTCGCCGTTCGCTATTCCAGAGCATTGGTTACGTTTCCGCTCTGGCGACTGGGGTTCTTACTCGCCGTTCAGCATCGGATGGTGGGCTGTCGTCGGCGATGACTTTAAACTCTCGACTGATTCAGTTCAGGCGGGAAAGTTGGGAGCGTTACCGCGCGGCGCCCTTGTTCGTTACCGAGAATGGTACGGTACGGTCGGCGGCAAGCTTACGGCCGATCAAGTCGGCAAGGGCATCGCCTCCCGCGAGCGAGACGATCGCAACAAGCTGACTTACGGCGTGCTTGATCCCTCGGCCTTCAAGGAAGACGGGGGTCCGTCGATCGCCGAACGTATCAACGACGAGTTGCTTGCCGCGAAACTGGCGGCCTTCATTCCAGCCGATAATGCCCGTGTTGCGCGCCAGACCGGCGATCCAGCGAAGGCGGGCCCCATGGGCGGCTGGGATCAGGTGAGGGCCCGTCTCGTTGGTTCGGCCAAGCGGCTACAGGATGGCGGAATCAACTGGTCGACCGGGCGTCCGGCGATCTATTTCTTTTCGACCTGTACCGATTCGATCCGTACGATTCCGGTCCTGCAGCACGACCAAAGCCGCGCGGAGGATCTGGACACGGACGCCGAAGATCACGCCGCGGATGATGTCCGCTACGCCTGCCTGTCGCGTCCCTGGATCAAGTCGCTCGCCAAAGACGATGCCGTCAAGCGCGATTCCTACGGCGCCGCCCGTGAAGACGCGCGCTACGACAGTTCAACCGCCACCCTGTGAGTGAAACCATGACCGATCCGAAGCGAGAACTGGCGATTGAAGCCGCCGAAGCGATAGATCCGACCTTCGCCGGAAGTGCGAAGGAGATCGCAAGCGAGCTCGATCCGACGATCGGAACGAAAGCCGCCTTGGTCCGCGTCAGAGCAGAAGCCGCCATTGAAGCCTATCAGCATGGAATGGAATCCAACGCTCCCCGCAACAGCGCGGAGCTGACTGAGCTGACGTCGCTATTGCTTGGCGATGGAACCTGAAGACGAAGACGAGGATATCGCTGTTGAACCCGACGATCCCGACGCCTGGCATGACATCTGCGATGACGCCTACGGAGATGAAGCGGGTGTCGACGGCATCCTTCGGTCGCTATTCTGACTGGCTCGCCGGCGCCTTCGGCTTCGCCCTGATGGTGGCGTATTGGCCGGGGATATCCGGGGCCGCGTCGACGCCCCGCTGGGATGTCGCTGCGATCCTCGCGGTTGTCCTGTTCGTCGTACCCGCCGTTCGGATGACGCCGGCGCACTGGACCGGACTCGTCCTGGTCGCGTGGATGGGCGCCTCGCTGCTATGGAACGATGCCGGCCAGGACGGCCTGATGGATGGCATCGACAACGCGTCCCAGCTTGTCATGATCGCGATCGCGTTTGCGGTCGGATCGACGATGGCGAACATCGTTCCGCTCTTCATTGGGGCCGCGATCGGGATCGGTATCAATTCCGGATTCGCTGTTGCGCAGTGGCATGATTGGCATGGCGTCGTGGAGACCAGCAACGGCAGTTACGCTGGATTGTTCTACGAGCGCGATCGGCTAGCAGCCGCAGCGGCGTTGGTTATCATTGGGGTGATTGCGCTGCGCCGCTGGTATCTTCTACCGCTGCTGCTGCCATCCGTCATGTTGGCACCCTCGCGCGCGGCGTGGCTCGCGATCGGTGCGGGATTGATCGCGATGTCGCGCGAGTGGTCATGGCGCTCTCGGGCAGCATCGGCGTCACTCGTTCTAATCGGCCTTGTCGGCTATGTGGTTTGGTTCGGGCCAGGCCCCTCCGGAAACGAGCGGCTGATGATCTGGCAGGATACGATCAATAATCTGACCTATATCGGGCACGGCCTTGGATCGTTCCGCGAAGATTTCCTCCAGTTCGCAAGCACCTTCAATATCGCCGTGCAGCACACCCGTCCGGAGCAACCGCACAATGAATGGCTTTGGCTTTGCTTCGAAGGCGGCGTTCCCGGGCTCGCCATGGGGATGGTCTTTGCGATTGCCGTTTGGAAATCGGCAGGAAGTCGCCCCGAGCGTGGCATCCTCGCCGGCCTGTTCGTCCTTTCACTCTTCGCCATGCCGCTGCACGATCCGGCCACCGTCATTCTGGGCGCTATCGTGGCGGGCTATCTGGCTGGTCGTCACGCTATGGCTCGTATCGTCCTTGTCGATTGCCGAGATCCACTATGCCCGTGGCTGGCCTCCCTTGATGGTCGAGGCTGGAATTACTGAACTGGCGAAGGCGCAGGCGGCCTATCCGTTCCTGCCGCGATTTCGGGAAGGGCTGGGCATGCGGCTGAAGTTGTTTTCCGAGAAGGGAATTTGAACATGACTAATCAAGATGAAGGCAGCGAAAGTGCCGTTCATACCGACGTTCTCGAGCAGCCTTGTTTTATGCCGAATCTGGTGATCAGCGAGGAATCACTCGTCGTCGATAGGAATGGAAAGTGTTGGTGGGTTCGCCCACACACTATGGCGATTGTCCCAGCCGATCAAAAAATGGTGTTTCTGCCTGCTGACCAGAAATGATCGATGCTGCCGGGCTGGGACAAGCTGCAGGACTTACGCGGCAAGATCGCAGCCAAAACTGAACCGTCGAAGCTCGATACCGCGGCAGCCATCACGCGCGAAGTCGATCTTCGCATCGCCACAGCGCGGACCGAGCGCGCCATCGAATCGTCGAAAAAGCTGGACGCGATGCTGTCCGAAGGCATCAAGGAAGGGAAAAGGGTGAGCAAGCTTGGGGAAATCGGTGAGCGGATCGCAGCCAAGAAAGCTGCCCATGATCGCAAGGCCGATGAATGGGCAGATCGCTTGAACAAGCTGGATGCTCGCGAGCCTGAAGCATTCGCCATCGGCGATGCAGTCATCAGCGAACGTGAAACCGATCTTGCCGACATGGAACGCTCGATGAGGACATTGTCGAACCTCCCAAACGTAGTTTCGAACAAGTCATAGCGAGGTTGCATGGCTGAAACAAAAATCGCTCCGAACAACAAGGCCGTGAAGTTCGGTGTCAAGCCGATGCACGAGCCTGCCGGCGCGGCCAAGAAATCCAAGACGCGCAAGACGGCCAAGCGTGCCATCAACCGCGGTATGATCTCGGAGAAGGCGGCCAAGCGCCACCTTGCCGAATACTGATGGATGTAAACGCGCTCGGCGAGCGCATGCACTCCTGCGGCATCGTACTGCGCGGTGCATTGCCTGAGTTGCACTGGATGGAATTGTTGCACGCGCTAGCGCGCGCCATTGGAATGACGGCGGTCGGTCAACCGAAGGTCTGGACCTATCCGATCGCAGGCAAGGGCGGGACAGGCCAGACAATTTTGCTGCCTATTACCGAAAGCTTCCTGGCGCTCGATACCTGGAGCGACCATGACGGTGCCTATCTGTTCGTGTGCTCGTGCCGTCAATATGACATCACGGCGATCGATGCCGTCGCGCAAGCCTTCGGGCTGAAGACCAGCAGCAATTCGGGCGCGCGGTTTTATTCGGAATTGAATCTGAAATGACCAACAACTTGAAGTCCAAGTGCGCGCTGGTCTGGGATAATGGCGTTTTTACAGAAATCGCCGTGACGCTAGCCAAATCCTTCGGCCGTGTACTCTACTACACGCCGTGGACCTCTGGCATGCCGAAGTCCAACGGTCTCCTGATCGGTCATGGCGTCGAAGGCATCGAGCGCATCACAGAGCCGTGGCCCTATTACGATGAGATCGACATCTGGATTTTTCCGGATGTCTACGAGGCCGGCCTGCAGGAATGGCTGGTATCGCAGGGCAAGCGGGTGTGGGGCTGCCGAGGAGGCGCGGAGCTCGAGATCGACCGACCGATGTCGAAGGAAGCCAGCCGGAAGCTCGGCATCGATATCGGGCCATACAAGGTCATCACCGGCCTCGATGCATTGCGCGAGCATCTGAAGCTCAATGACGACCAGTGGGTCAAGATATCCGGAACGCGCGGCGACATGGAGACCTTCGGCGCAAAATCCTATGAAAAGGTCGAACCTCGCCTGGACGAACTTGAGCACAACATGGGCGCGCTCAAGAAGATCATGGAGTTCACGGTCGAGGAAGGCATCAACGATGCGATCGAGACCGGCTACGACGGCTATGTGATCGACGGTCAATTCCCGAAGGCCGCCATGACCGGCGTCGAGATTAAGGATGAAGCCTACCTGATGAAGACGGTCCGATGGGACGAACTTCCGGAACAGGTCAGGAGCGTCAACCAGAAGCTCTCGCCCGCCCTGAAGCGCTACGGCTACCGCGGCTTCATCTCGACCGAAGTGCGCTGCACGAAAGACGGTAAGGCTTATCTGATCGATCCGTGCTGTCGTGCGGGCTCGCCGCCGAACGAGCTCTACCAGGTCATGATGGAGAACATGGCGGAAGCCATATGGTACGGCGCCGAGGGCATTGTGATCGAACCGGAGTTCAAGGCGAAGTGGGGCGCTGAAGTCCTATTGATCTCCGAATGGGCTGACGAGAACTGGATGCATGTCTCGTTCCCCAAGAAGGTCCGTGAGTTCGTCAAGCTGCGCAACTTCTGCAGGATCGACGGCGAATATTACGTGATCCCCCAATGGACTGGATGTGCCGAGATCGGCGCCGTCGTCGGACTCGGCGACACGCCGAATGAAGCGATCGAGAACTGCAAGAAAGTCGCAGAGCAGGTCGAGGGTCATCTGCTCGACAAGCCGCTCGATGCTCTGGACGTGGCTCGCGAGCAGCTTGAACAAGTGCTCGGCGCGGACAAGCCAGAAACCAAGCAGCAGAAGAAGGCGCGAGAGTTGCACAAGGCGGGCAAGATTTCTGATCGTCAGCTCGACAAGATGATGGCAGGAGATTGAACATGGCGGAAGGGCGCGGCATGGTGAAGTCATCATCGAAAAAGAAATACGATCATTACGAAATCAGCGACGCCATGCATACGATGATGCGCGCCGGCGAGATCGTGAAGGACAAACACCTGATGGGTCACGTCCGCAAGCACGCCGCTGACCATGCCAAGAAAACCCATGAGGTGGCACAGCGCGCCGGCCGTCTCGCCAAGATGGGCCGTATCTCCGACAAGCAGATGGCCAAGATCGCCGGCGGCAGTGGCAGCGCCAAGGACGAGACCAAGAACCTCGACAAGATGACGCCGACTGCCTGATCGCATGCCCGCTGATCTCTCCTCGCTCACGCAGACCATGGCGCGCGCCGATCGCGCGCGGGTGGCGCCATTGGTTCGCCAGGATAACAATCCTGACGAAG